TACCAAACCAAGCCTGATTCAATGTAGTTATGTTTGGATCAGTTATGTTTTCTGTACCAGTTAACAACAATTCGTTCTCGCCATAGGTTAAATTGACCATATATGTATATAGAAAAAATACAAAAAGTTATAAAATAGAAAAGGCAGCCATCTCTGACTGCCTAATCTAACTATGAAACAACCCTATCTTGAAGCCTAAATTTTACTAAACGCAGATGCGCTCGTCAAGACTTGAGCTGGAGCAGCCTCCATACCAGTCAAAGTTAATTGAACTCCGTTGAAGTCACCCATTGCAGCTCCACTTGTATGTGAACCAGCACTTACTTCTAATCCATTCACTTCACCTAACAACCAAAAAGTACCATCCTTTTTCTCAATAATAGTCAACAATCTTGCCTGAGCTAAAGTCAACCACTTGTTGCGTGAAGTTTGACTCATCTTAGCAAAGTTTGCCACTACTGTTTGAGTGTAGAATACTGTTCCATTCGCTGGAGCTGAAGTAATCTCCTCAGTAAAAGAGTCTGCTGCTTGTGGCATTAACTCATACTTGTAAAAACTAACTCCACTCACGTTAGAAACACCTGAAGCAGTTGTACTTGTTATAGTAGCTGCTGAAGGTAAACCATTAGCAAAATAGATATTCTTTAAACCTCCTACTGCATCCTTGCAATCAAGAGTATAACCTGATGTTACTGCACACGGCATAATTTTTTTCTCCTTTTATTGTTTATAAAAAAGGGGATAAGGCTTGAACATTCAAACCGAATCCCCTTCTTTGATTATTATTTAAGCTCCTAAGAAATAAACGATTTCAGCTGGGAATGCGATTTGTACACCTGCTTTGAATTCAGCAATGTAGCGAACTTCCATAGCCTCTTGAGCGTAGAATAACTCGAACTTGCTTTCCTCTCCTAACACGTCACAACCAAAGAACATATTTGAAGTTCTCATAGCGTATATTCTGTTAGTTCCGTTCAAACCATTTACACCAACTACTTTAATGTTAGTACCTGGAATAGTGATTTCAAAGTTACTGCTTGAAGCGTCTGTGTTGTAATGGAAAAGATTTGCGTTAGTTAAAGCTAATTGGTAAGTTCTGAAAGTGTCAATACCTACAAATACCATTGTATCAGTTTTATCTACCAATGCAGCAGGAATAGCTCTGAATACACCTTGAATGATTGCGATTACATTTGATACAGTAATTCCGCCTGTTGCAGAGTAAGGCGCACCTGCCATAAATGCTGAAGAGTTAGCAGCGATTGCACTACCTGAAACAGCAGTAATGATTTTAATTAAACCATCAAAACGAGCTAAAGCATTGTCACCGCTTCCAGTGTCACCTTGCCAGAAAGCTCTTTCCAAATTTTGTGCAATTAAACCAGCTTTTAAGTCTGTGAATTGTTGCTCAAATGGAATGCTCTTAGGATTAGAACCTGAAGGCAATACTAACTGAAGGTAAGTAGTCTCCAAAGTTTTAGGACACAAAGACTCGTGAACTCTGATAGGAGCAACGGTCAAACTTCTGTTAGTAAAAGTTGTAGTTCCTGAAGCTAAGAAACCGCAAGATGTACCTGATTGAAATACAGCGTCAGTGTCCATTACGTTTACTTGACTTGCTGATTTTACGCCAGGCATCTTAGTTGCCAAGCTGATTGATTTTGCAGAGAACAATGATTTTGTTAAGAGTTCTCTTTCGTTAGCCTTTGTATAAGCGGCTAAAGATGTTACATTAAATGCCATTTTTTTATTTATTTAAAAAGTTTAAAATTTCGTTTAGTTTATTATACTGGTTGTCTTTCTCAGCTTGAAAATTTACATTGAAAGGTTTAGCTTCTACTACTTCAGAAGGTGCATCTGCTAACTTTTCAACTATCTCAACTAATTTAGAGAAAGCATCTTTTTGAGTATTCATTTTCTCCTCAGTTGCGCCCATCTTTTCAGAAATCTTAGCCTCTAAAGCTGCCATCATTTCTTCCATTTTCATCACCTTTGCAGCTAACTCTTCAATCATTGGCATATAGTCTTCAGCCATTTTTTGTTCTGCCTCAATTTCAACTTCTACTGAAGGCTCTTCTTCTGTTGGCATAACTTCAGGAACTTCTAAGGAAATTACTTTACCATTTTCAACTGTGATTTTTCTGCCGTCTTGTAACTCGTGTTCGCCATCTGGAGCTGGTACTTCACCTGACTCACTTACTACCATAACACTTGTTCCTTCAGCCAATGGTCCTTCCCACTTAATAATGGTTAATCCATCGGCTAACTTTGCCTCCTCAAAAGACATAGGAGTTTCTTCTGTGAATATCTCCTTTAATTTGCTTAAAAGCACTTTTACATCGCTCATATTATTTGTATATATATTTGTTTTATTTAATTGTAATTTATCTATTAAAGCAATAGCTTCTTGAACATTTGAAACCATCTCTACTTTTCTATCTGTAAACAATCCCTCTACTGAAAATCCTTTAAACTTTCCGCTCTTGATATAATCGTTCCAAATCTCTTCATTGTCTACTTTGCAGGAAATAAACCAAGAACCATCGGGTAACTCGTCAAAGCCTTCAGGTGTTTTTATTCCTCTTTCTGAATCAATAATAAAAGACTCGATTAAGTACACCCCATCGGCTAACATGTTCTTTTTATGTTGCAAGTTGAAGTTAGTTCCGTATTGATTTTTAAAGTATCTCTCAACTATTTTTTGAATAGTCTCTTTTGAGAAAACTACGTTGTACTCTTCGCCATCTTTTGACCTACGATAAATAGGTTTGTCGGGAATCATAGCGGCTCCTGAGATTATTTGTTTGTCGGTAGTTTTAAAGTTAAAGTTTTTCTTATCCCACTTAGTGTAACAAATAGCTGCTGCTTGTTCTTGTTCAATACCGTTTCCGACTTCAACCGAAATGCACCTACTAATAAACTCGTTCTTGTCTTCTCCAGCTTTAGGTTCTACTACAAACTCGTCAATCTGTTTTAACTTTCTACTTGCCCACTCTACCCCTTCGTCTCCGCCCCAAGCTAACCACATTAAAGCTCCGCAGTCCTCTTTTGGGTCGCCTTTAGAGTTCTCTCTGTGCCTTTCAAAACCTGACATTCTCGCAATCGTTTCTCTGCTTAAGTTCTCTCCGTTTGCTAATTGAGAAGCTCTTACCCAACCTACTTGAGTGCCACAATCTAAGTTGTATTTTTCTTTTAATTCAATTGCTCTTTTTGCATTCTCACTCGCTGCCTTAGGATAGTCGCTGTATGTCTCAAATTGACTTTCAAAAGCTACCCAGTCGTACTCAATTGCGGGGGATGAGACTAAAGAAATAAAGTCTACCCCAGTCTCTTCGTCCTCGTTAATTAGTAGCTCGTATAAAGGAAGTTTAGCCATATATTTAGATAGTTTTTTTTAGATAAGTTTTAACCTATTACAGCCTTAGCCTTGATGGCATCAACTTTATTTTGTGTATTCGTAATATCGGTTTCAGTCACATATACTTTTGTTGCACCAGTATTGTTTACATCAATCGGATTTGTATTGTCTATTCGTGTAAATGAACTTGCTGGTCTTGTCATTGGCGGAGCTGACATACTCGCACTACCTCCACCGCCTCCACCTGGTACCTGAACAGCTAAAATCTTATTGACGTTTGCTATACCTGCTGCCACTACTGCTGCTGCTGCCAAAGCTCCTCTAAATGGTGAGGTAGGGTCGCCAGGCGTTAACTGTGTATTGTATGCTTTAACAGCTCCCAAATATGTATCAATTGTTGCGGCTGCTACTGCTAAGGCTTTCCCTTCTGCTGTACTTTCTCCTAATACACTTGCAAAAGTTTTTAATGAATTAGAATAAGATTCTAAGGCTTTCTCTCTATTAGTTCTTGTTTCATTTTCAAGTTTCTGTGTAGCATCGGCATTCTCTTTATTAATATCGTATTTTTTCTTGGCAATCTCAGCCTCTAATGCTGTTGTTGATTGTCCATAATCCTTAGCTGTTTGTAGTTTCTGTTCAAGCTCTTGTAACTCTAAACTCTGCTGCTCTTTTCTAATTTGTTCCTGAGTTAAATTGTTTTCGTAGAGTAGTGTTTGCTGCTTTTTGTAATAGTCCTCAGTCGCTTTATTGCTGTCTTCAAATTCTTTTGTTATTCTTTCTTGCTCTGCCTTCTTTGCGTCATCTATTTCTTTCTGAGCAGCTAATTCAGATGCTACTTTTTCTTTATTTAAAGACTCAATTGACTTAACTACTTTTCGCCTACGCATTATTGACTCAGCCTCTAACTCATTAACTCTTGCGATAGCTTCTGCCTCTTGCGCCAATGCCTCATCACTTGCAGAAGTTAACTTGTTTCTTTCTTTTATTGCGTTAGCTTTCTGTTTAGCTATTACTAATTCTTTTGCTGCTAAACTTTCTTCACTTGCTGCTACTTCTTGGAGTGCTTTAATTCGTTCGTCAAAAGTAGCGTTCTCATCCTCCATCATTAATCTCGCTGCTGCCGTTTGTTTAGCTTGTTTGCTTCTTTCTATTCGTAGCCCTCTTTCAGCATCCTCTACGCCTTGTAAAATAGCTTCAATCCTTGCAGATTCTTTCGCTGCCTTAGTCGCTTCTGCTGCTACTTTGCTGACTTCATTAATTGCATTACCTACTTTCTCAGTAATACCTTCTACTCCTAAAGTAACTTTGCCGACTGCATCCGCTGCTACTTGTCCAGCCTCAGAAAACTTTCCCTCAAATAATAATCCAATAGCTTGTCCTAAAGCTGGGACTAACTCTATTAAACCTTCAAAACGATTAGTAATATTTTCTTGGATTAAATTAGCAAAATCAGTTAAAGCTTGTTTTGGATTCTCAAACATCCCAATCAATAACTCAGCTACCTTAGCCAA